CACGACCAAGACCACCGGCATCGTGCCCGACACGCTCACGGAGGAGGAGCGCCAGCGGACCGAGGAGATGTTTCGGTTTCGCAAGGCCTGCGGATGGACCCCTCTACAGCCTTGGCCTCTCCCCGCCATGGTGGCCGCAGGATGGGCCGAGGGCATGCCGTGGCCCCTACCATCCCAGAGCGGCGACAAAGCCTCGCCGCGCCCCCTTAGCGGCCCAGCAACGGCCAAGGCGGTAGCCAGTGAAGCCTCGTGAGCAGAAGCCAGCCACGATCCTGCGCATCGCTGGGCGCATGCCACCGAGCGACCTCGACGCCGAGGCGGCGGTGCTCTCGGCCATCATCCTCGACCCGGCGCGGCTCGACTCGGTGCTGCACATCCTGCCAAAGCCCGAGATGTTCTTCTCGTGGGCAAACCAGCGCATCTACGAGTCGTTGCTCGAGATTGACCAAGCGCGGCAGCAGATCGACAGCGTCGCCGTCGCGTCGCGGCTGCAGGCCAAGGACCAGCTGCACGAGGTCGGAGGCGCCGCGTACATCATCCAGATCCTCGACGCCACGCCCGCCGTGGCCCACGCCGAGGACCATGCGCGCATCGTGCGCGACCTCCACAGCCGACGCCTACTCGTGCTCGAGTGCCAGCGCCTCGTGGCCGAGGGCTACGGCGACGTGCCGAACGTGCCCGAGTGGATGTCCAACGCGGCGCAGCGCGTCGCGCAGATCGCCGACAACAACACCGAGCGCACCGACGACAGCCTAGCCGCGCACCTCCACGCCGCCTGGAGCGAGATCGAAGCCGCGCGCAACAACGGTCGCGCCACCAACCGCGTCGCCACCGGCCACACCGACCTCGACACCGTGCTCAGCGGCGGCTACGCCCCCTCCACCCTCACCGTGCTCGCCGCTCGCCCCGGCATGGGCAAGACCTCCCTGGCCATGCAGCACGCCCTCGCCTGCGCCCGCGCTGGCCTCGACACGCTCGTGTTCTCGCTCGAGATGCCAGCCGACCAGATCGCCCTGCGCATCAACTGCACCGACGCGAGCGTCAACAGCCAGCTCGTGCAGGTAGGGCGATGCGCCAGCCATGATTACCAGCTTCTCGCCGCCAGCGCCTCGGACATGTCCAAGCTGCGCCTGTGGATCGACGACCGCGGCACCATCACCACCGCCGAGATCCGCAGCCGCGTCCGACGCCAGCAGCGCGACGCCATCACCGCAGGCCGCGAGCTCGGCCTCGTCGTGGTCGACTACCTGCAGCTCGTCACAGGCCGCGGCGACTCGCGCGAGCAGGAGATCTCCTCCATCTCCCGCGACCTCAAGGCCATCGCCAAAGAGTTCCACGTCGCCGTGCTCGCCCTCTCCCAGCTCTCGCGCTCCGTCGAGTCCCGAGCCGACAAGCGCCCGCTTCTCTCCGACCTCCGCGAATCCGGCGCTATCGAGCAGGACGCCGACAACGTGATCTTCATCTACCGCGAGGACTACTACTCGACCGGCGACGACAAGCCCAAGACCCACATGGCCGAGGTCATCGTCGCCAAGCACCGTGCAGGGAGCACCGGCAAGGTGCCCCTGCGCTGGACCGGGCACTCCACGCGCTTCGACAACCTCGACCCGTCCGACCATCCATGATCTGCAGGGGGGGGAGAGCACCAGAGCGCTACCAGAGACCGCGCGCGTAGCCTCGCCCCGGTTCGGGCATCGTGTCAAGATGGTAAGTTATTGACCAGCTAGAAGGGACATAAGCTAGTGGCAGCTAAACACTCGAAAGAACAGAGGAAAATAGGGGGGAAGAAATCTTCAGCACCCGCCCTAGGTTCGCGCGCGCGCGCGGCTACCGAGGTCGAGCCCGAGCACATCGCCGCGATGTTCGACGCGCCTCTCGGTCCGACGAACCCCAACGGCAACACGGACGTGACCGAGGAGTGTCCGCCGACGCGAGAGGACCGCGTGCGCGCGATCATGGCCATGATGCCTCACTCGTGGGTGCGTGGCCGAACTGGCCTAGAGCTCGGCGCGCGTTGGGGCCTCAGCGACAAGGCCATGGAGAGCTTGGCCGCAGAGGCGTGGCGCCGCGTGCGAGCGCAAGACCCGAGCTACGTGCGAGACCGCTTGGCTACCGCGCTCGAGGAGAGCGTGCAGGAGGTGCGCGATAGCGACGAGGCACCTACGGCCAAGGCCAAGGCCATCGCCGTGGTCACGGGTGCATGGGCCCCGCTCGTGGGCGCCAACGCCGCGCAGAAGGTCGAGGTCACGCAGGTAGCGCCGCCAGGACTGCCGCCCGAGGTGGCCGACGCATGGGGCAAGACCGACGACATGAGCCGCCGCAGGGTGCACCGGCACGTGCTGCTCGAGGCGCTTGCCGCACTGGACGAGTGGCCGCACGATGAGCGCACCGAGGCACTGCGCGACGTGCGCTCTGCGCTCGCAAGACTGGATGGCACCGTGGTAGAGGGCGCAAGCCATGAGCAACGATGACTACTGGTGCAGGGTTGGCGACATCGTCATTCCTGCTGACGGCTCGGCATACGTCGGCAAGGTCGTGCGCATCGATGCCATCCACGTGCAGCACGAATGCGTGCGCACCGGGAGGATTCAGACCAAGAGCCGCGTGGGGTTTTGCGTGCGATACATGTTCCCGAGCGCAAGCCATGACTGATGCGGCGAGACTGCAGCTGGGCGACCTCATCCGGCGCAGGGCGTGGGAGCCGCCAGCGCCACGGCACTACACCGCGCTCGTGTTCTCGATCACCGAGATTCGCGAGCGTGAGCATGGCAGACAGTACGTGGCCGAGGCCGGGAACCTCGTGGCCATCATCGACGACGACCAGCTGCCCGAGTGGCAGCGTCTTGTGGTAGCAGATTGAGAAAGGGACCAACCATGAGCGATGTACAAGTAGGGGATACGTTTTGGCTCCGCGCGATGCCTGGGTTTGCCTGGGAGGTCGTCGACATCGCAGGCTCGACACCCGAGGGGCCGATTGCGCTGCTCCTTAGCGGCGAGATGTGTGCCTACGAGAATCGAGATCGACTGCTCGACGACCGAGGCTCATGGCTGCGCGCTGAGCACGTGCGCGAGACGCTGTGACGCCTCGCCTGTCGCTGCACATCCTCGACGATGAGGGTCGCATCGCAGCGATAGAACTCGCGGTGTCGACCGCGGATGTCATCGTCGGCGACGCATCCACCACGATGCAAGTCGCCATCCGACTCTACAGCGCAACGGGAGAGCTACAAGGCACGTTCGTGCTCACGGGCGACACCGCGGGCGACCTCGCCATGCTGCTTCTCGCTGCCTCTCGCGACACGGGCGACGTCGCCGCCGATGCCATCCTGAAGGTGCTCCGAATGTATGGCGAAAAGCTAGCGGCGCTGCGCGCAAGAAAGCAAAGCGGAGTCAACTAGCCATGCGACCGAAGCCGCGGCCCATAGCTAACGACGACCTCACCTGGTACTGGCAACAGTCGGCCAGCGAGATGGGCATCGCCAGCAGCTGGGGGCCGATGGTGTCAGCCGCTCAGGGCGCCTTCGGTGGCAGCGCTGCCAAGCCCGACCAGCGCATGACCGACGCGCACATGCGCGCGACAGCACGGCACCGAGCCATCCGCAAGCGGCTCGACGCTCTCACGACCGAGCACGCTAGCGCGCTCTGGCACGTCTACGGAGGCGCCAACGCACCACCGCAGACCGTGGCTCACCTGGGCCAGCTCGCCAACTTGGCCGCGCACATGCCAGCCACGCGCGAGGCGTACGAGGCAGACCAGCGCAAGGCCAAGGCGCCCAAGCTGAGCGTCAAAGCTTGGCTCGCCCTGTCCTGCAGCTCGCAGCACCCGGCGCTCGCCAGCATCATCACGCAAACAATCGAGGCCTTCATGGCCGCAAGTGAAGCATGGAAAGGGACACGACATGGCTGAGGGAATGAACAGGGTCATCGTGATGGGCAACCTCGGACAAGACCCCGAGCTGCGCAGCACGCAAGGCGGCGCGAGCGTGATGACGCTCTCGCTCGCAATCAACGAAAGCTACCTCGACGCAAACAAGGAGCGCCAGCAACGCACCGAATGGGTGCGCGTCGTGGTGTGGGGCAAGCGGGCCGAGGGGCTCGCACGCATCCTGCGCAAGGGCTCCACCGTCATCGTCGAGGGCTCGTTGCGCACCACGAGCTACGACGACAAGAAAACCGGCGAGAAGCGCTACAAGACCGAGGTGCACGCCAGCCAGGTCTACCTCGCAGGCCGAGGGCCAGAGAGCGAGCAGGGCGCACGCGGCAACGGCAGCCACGGCGGTGGAGCTCGACGAGCACAGCCGCAGGTCGCGGACTACTCGCCCGAGGGAGGCGTCGATGAACTTCCCTTCTGAACGCAAGCTCATCGCCGAGTACTGGCAGGTGATCTACTACGTCGACGGCGAGCGACGCGGCCCCATCGGCGACAAGACCGCCATCTTGCCGACCACGCAGTTTGGTTCGCGCGGCGCCGCACGTTTTCGAGCTCGTGCGTTGCGCCAAGAATCGCCCAAGACCATCACCTACAAGGTGGTGCACATCCGGCGCTACCGAGCCGCCAAGCCATGAAAGATGCGCTCTCGCGTCTCGAGGACCTAGAGGCCCGCGTGGCGCAGCTAGAGGGCACGCTCGAGCACGGCTGGGTCTCGTCGTGGAAGCACATCGCGGCGCAGCTCGGCGACATCACCCCGCAGAACGCGAGGCAGCTGGCGCTCCGCAAGCGCGACCCGCTGCCGGTGTTCCTCGACATCGCTAACAACGAAGTGCGCGCCCACACCAGCGCGCTGCGCGAGTGGCGCATGCGGCAGATGTTGCCCTATCAGTCGGCGCGGATGGTCAAGCGATGATCTCGGCCTCGCAGCTCGCGCATGCCTACGTTGGTCGACCTGCCGTCGAGGGCTGCGCCGCACACGAGGCAGAGCCGTGCGCGGTGTGCGGTGGTGAGAGCACGCGCGGCAAACTCGTGTGGGAGTTTATCGGCTCATCGCTGACTGACCAGACGTCGTTTTGCTCGCCGCACTCGGACCACGTATGCGAGGCATGCGTGTACGTGCGCGCTCGGTTTTCGCCAGTCGTGGGCCGAGAGCCAAAGCCGTGCGATCGATGCAACGGCACCGGCGTCGAGCCATCGCAAGCGCAGGCTCGCAAAGGCAACCGAGGGCACCGCGAGCCTGGGCAGCCATGCGCCAAGTGCGACGGCACGTGCCGCAAGGAAAGCGCAGGCAGGTGGAGCAACTTCACGCACCTGTACGACGGGCACACGCTCGACAACGCAACCAAGGGAGAGAAGCCCAAGATCCTGGCCTTCTTGCGCCGCATGGCAACGTCGAGCCCGCTTGAGCCCTGCACATGGTTTGCCGCCATCTCCGACACAGGCCAAAGGCACGTGCTGCCATACACGCCCATCAACATGCGCCGAGGCAGCGGGCGCGTGCGCTTCGAGGAGTCCGAGGTGTTCATCCCACCGGCGTCGTCTCGGCTCTGGGGCCTGGTCGGCGACACGACCGAGCTCCTGACCGCGGGCGCCACCAAAGAGGAGATTCAGCGCGGCGCGTACACCTCGCACGCATACCAGCGATGCCGTGAGCGCATCGAACACTTCGAGCGCGACTGGAGATACGCGAGGTCGCTCGCGTGGTTTGCGCTCTGTCTGTGGCTCGCGCAACGCGACGAGGAGACCGTCGCCGCGCGCATGATTGAAGAGAAGGGGAAACGCAGTGAGTCTAGGCGAACAACACGCAGACAAGGCGCGCACCGCGCTGGTTGAGTTTATCCTCGCAGCGCGCCGCCGTTACTTGCGCACCTATGGCGCCGCGGTAGTGCTCAAGCACTGGGAGCAGCTACAGGGGCGCATCTTGAGTGCAGCTCGACGCTGCGGCACGGTCGACGAGTGGACCACGGCGGTACTGCGCGGGCTGCAGCTGCCCACGACGCTCGACAAGCTGGGCGCGCAAACGCTGTGGGATCTGTCGAAGGTCGCACGCGACCACGGCGACCGCGAAGTGCTCGACCTCGTCGAGCGAGAAACGGGGCTACTCATGGCCATGGCGCGACTCATCACCGAGACGCGCGCAGAGGAACGCAGGGCACACGAAGGGGAGATTGACGATGTCTGACAAGACCAGCATGCAACGCCACCGCTACGACTTCGTGCTCGAGGCTGCACAGCCCATCGCGCACCACGCCGAGTCCATCGGAAACGAGGCCGTCATCATGCGCCGCAAGGTGCGCCGCGCCGATGGCCGATTCTCGCTCGTGCCCATCGTGACCGCCGACACGATGCGCCACGGCATGCGCGAGGCTGCGGCGTACATGTTTCTCGACGCCGCGGGGCTGCTCGAGCGCAACACGCTGAACGAGGCCGCGCTGCGCCTGCTATTTGCGGGCGGCATGATCAAGGGCCGCGGCTCGGATGGTGCCGTCGTGCGCCTCGACGAGTACCGCAAGCTGTGCGAGCTCGTGCCAGCGCTTGAGCTGTTCGGAGGATGCGCACAGAACCGCATGATCCCAGGCATGCTCGAGGTGGACGATGCCACGGTCATCTGCGACGAGACGGCGCGCTTCGTGCCCGAGCACGTCATGGCGTACGTGCGCGAGACCGGCGCGCATATCGCCACCGCGCGCGAGCACGTCGAGGAGGTGCAGCGCGTGCGCATGGACCCGATGCTACGGCCATCGCTGCGTGAGCTCACGACTGGCGAGGACCAGGTCAAGCTGCTCGGCAAGCTCGCAGACAGCGAAGCGGCTAGCGAGAGCGACGACGCCGTCGCACGAGGCAGGAGCAAGAGCGCCATGATGCCGCGCCGATACGAGCGCATTGCGCAAGGGTCACTCCTCTACTGGGGGTGCCAGGCCACGGTCTACAGCGCGCTCGCGCTCGACACGTTCCGGCTGGCCGCGGTGGGCTTCCTGTCTCGCGCTCGCGTCGGTGGCAAGCGAGGCACAGGGCATGGTGAGGTGCGCCCGGTCAAGGCGTGGGACATCGAGCTGGCGAGACCCGCCGATACGCTGTTGCCCATCGCACCAACTGAGCTAGCGCCGCGCGTGGGCGAGCTCTTCCGCGCGCACGTCGCAGAGCGCAAGACCGAAATCCGAAGCTTCCTCGGACAGGTGGAAGCGTGAGGGCGCTCGAGGTCGTCGCAACGCTCCGAGGCGCCGTAGCGCTGCCAAACGGACCGCTCGCACTCGATGGGCTGCTCGCCGCAGCCGTCGCCATGGAGCAGGGCATCTACAACGCCCCGTTAGAGACCGAGCTAAGGCATGTCGACATCCCAGTCGCATGGCATGACTCGCGACGCTTTCACCTCGCCAGCGTCGGACACTGCGAGGTGGAGGAGTCAGAGCAGCGGTGGATCAACCGACGCTTCCCGCAGCAAGAGGCGCAAGCACTGGGAGAGCAACGGTTTCGGTCGTATCGCATCGATGCAGGCGCGGCTCGCTCGTATCGGCTGCCTCTGCGCACGTTTCACGCTGCAGGTGACCGCATGACCTGGTGGTGCGTCGGCGACCGAGACGAGGTGTGGCGGTTGCTGCAGCTCATCTCGTACGTGGGCAAGAAGCGCTCGACCGGATGCGGGCGAGTCATCGCGTGGGCCGTGCGTGAGATGCGCGACGACGAGCTGTGGCCTGGCTTCCCAGTGCTGCGAGATGGCATGCCGATGCGCAACCTGCCAGCCGACTATCCTGGCCTCTCGGACCAGGCGCAGCTCAGCCAAGGCACGCTCACCTACCCCTACTGGACCAGGTGGCTAGAAGTGCCGATCGCCGTGCCTGCAGAGGCCATCCGACAGTGATAGAGCCCGTCCTACGTCGCGAGGACCATGAGGCGTGGGACTACTGGCGGCGCGTGTGCGACGTGCATGCGCGCTCGCCAGGCTTCCAGCGCCGCGTAACGCAAGCCAAGCGCTACGTGCTCGAGGCGCTAGAGCTGGAGCCGCGCGCGTGTGTCATGTGGTCGGCTGGCAAGGACTCCACCTGCCTCGCGCATCTCGTCGTGCACGAGCTGGGCCTCACACACGTGCCGCTTATCTCGCAGAAGGACGACCTAGACTACCCAGGCGAAGAGGCGTTCGTGCGCGAGCTCGCCGTCAGCTGGGGCGCACAGCTCGAGGTGCTACGCCCAGATGTCTCGGCGCTCGACTACCTGCGCGAGCACATGCGCGAGGTCGACCAGGACCTGCACTCGCGCTCCGCTGGCCTGTCGCGTGTGGTGTTCTACGACCTCGTTGACCGAGCCAGCGCAGCCTACGGGTGCGTCATGATGGGGCTGCGAGCGCAAGAGAACGACGCCCGCATGATGCGCCTCTCTACCGCTGGCCCAGTCGCGCGCCTCAAGTGTGGCAGGGTGCATGCCCACCCGCTAGCGTGGTGGTCGGGCCTCGACGTGTTGGCATACGTGCATTCGCGCGAGGTGCCCCTGCTGCCCCTCTACCGCTGCATCGGGTACATACACCGAGATGCGCCGTGGACCGTGCGCAAGAGCTGGTGGGTGTGCGGGCGTAGCCGTACCCATGCCGCATGGCTGCGGCACTACTACCCCAGCCTGCACCGCCTGTGGCGCGACTTCATGCCAGCCCTCGACACCGTCAGCTAAAAAAGTGACCGCGACGCTTGACACGCGAGAGGTCTAGCGCTATTGTCTGGGCATGGACAACAACAACCCCTCGGTCGTCGCCTTCCGCAACCTCAGCTCGTCGCGCCGCGCCGCCCTGTCGCGACAGGCTCGCATCTACTGCAACCAAAACCCGCACATGGCGAGCGCGGGTAAGTGGTGGCAAGGCCTGAGCGCCACCCAGGTGCGCGAGCTGGCATACCAGATCGCAAAGGGCTGACCGATGAAACAGCTTCAAGACATGGACAACATCCTAGCCGCGCACCTCCACGCCGACTGGAGCAACCAATCGGTCGTCGCCTTCCGCAACCTCAGCTCGTCGCGTCGCGCCGCCCTGGCTCGCCAGGCTAGAATCTTCTGCAACAAGAATCCACATATGTCGAGCGCCGGTACCTTCTGGCGCAACCTCAGTGCGACGCAGGTGCGCGAGCTCGCATACCAGATCGCAAAGGACCGATGAAGATTCAAATCGGCACGCACGCCCTCATGGTGGGCGACATTACGACCGCTGCGGTCTCGCAGCTCATGGGCGCAGAGCTCGCGGACGTGCTCTACAGCGACCCACCGTGGGGGCCTGGGAATCAGCAATACTGGCACACGATGCGCGAGCGAGGCTCTGCTCCGCGCACGTCATGGGAAAAGTTCCTCGACGCCTTCGCAGGCGTTGCCATGGCGCACACCAAACCAGAGGCGCCTGTGTTCATCGAGATGGGATGCCGGTGGGCTGACCAGCTCGAGGAAACCATGACATGGCGTGGCTTCGAGTGCGTCAAGCGCTGGATGATGACGTACGGTCCGAGGTCCAAGCCTCTGCCGGTCACGCTCAACCTGTTTGGTCGGCCTGAGGCCATGACCCGACTCCAAACGCTCACGCAAGAGATTGACCGAGACTGGCCCGCAGTGCCTCACGGCGAGCCGGTAACCAAGCATGTTCTCTCCTGTTGCGTGCAGCCAAACCACCTCGTCCTCGACCCATGCACGGGGCTCGGCATGACGGCGCGCATCACCCACCACCTCGGAGGGCACTTCCGCGGGACCGAGATGAACGCGAAGCGCCTCGAAAGGACGGCAACATGGCTGCGCTCGAAGTGCCGATACAGGCCAATGCCGTGATTCACCTCGGGCTCGACGACACCGCAAAGGGCGAGATTGTCTCGCGCTACCGCGAGGAGCACGAGATAAAGAAGGTCTACGTCCTCTCGCCAGCGCGCTTCGCGCCGTCATGGGCGGCCGAGCACATGACCGATCCGGCGACCCAGGGCGACGGGCGCGGGGGACTTTATCTCGACTGGCCGAATCTAATCGAATACCGCTACTACTACAAGCTATTGCAGGAGATCGACCGCTCCACGCTCGTCGTGGTGAACGAGTGCCTTCGCACTCAGAACCGCTACGACCTCACGTACAACTGCGTCAGGAACTACCTGAACCAGACGCCGCACGTCCTCGTGTTCCAGTACATGCCAATAATCAACACGATCGAGGACTTTATGGTGCTGTTCGACTTCGCGACGCAGAGCCGGTGGAAGCGGGAGGCGTTCCGCCTGGACCTGCTCGGCGAGGCAAAGATCCACGTCGCAGCGGCGCCCCTGTCGATCGAGGCGGTGCGGGTGCCGGTGGACGACAAGATCCACGCGGTGTACGCCAAGGAGAAGGCCGCCCTCCTCGCCGACGTGCGAGGCGACTCGGACAAGGACCCGCACCAGATCCCGCGCAACCTGCTCCTCGTGAGCGGAAAGGCGAAGCTCGCGCACGTCGCCTCATCGCGCCGCTACGTGGGCCGCAACAACCGCTTCAAACTCCCGAACCTCGAGACCTACCGGGACGCCGCGGGACACGGCGAGCGGGTGGCGCTGGAGCTCCCGCACAACTTCATCGACATGGCCGACCTGCTCACGGTGTCGCGGCAGCACCGGATCGAGGCGCTCGTGGCCGACACAAAGGCCGAGGACTGGTACCTCAGCCGCTTTCAGGACTGGATCCAGAGGGTGAACGATGCTGCGGCAACGCTACACGGGTGATACGGTCCTCGATGCTGCTCGGCGCCGGGTGTCGTGGGTGTTCGACCGCCTGGAGGCAGGCGACATCGCGGACATCATCGTCTCGATCTCTGGCGGAAAAGACAGCCAAGTGCTGGCCCACCTCGCGCTCGTCGAGGCGCACCGGCGCGGCAGACGCATTGGGGTCCACATGCTCGACGAAGAGGTGATGTACCAGAGTAGTGTGGAGCAGGTCGAATACCTGATGCACCTCATCCCCGAGGCCACGAAGAAGATGTGGCTTCAGATCCCGTTCTACCTCACGAACGCAACCTCGCTGACGGATGGACAACTGCGCGCGTGGGAGCCAGGGGAGCATAAGATCTGGATGCGCCCGAAGCGCGACGACGCCATCAAGTTCAAGCCGTGGAAGGAGGAGGACGAGCGCTTCCGGTCGGGGTACAAGTGGCTCGACTTCTACGGGGTGATCGAGAACTACGCACGCTGCTTCGAGCGAACAGCTTTCCTCGTGGGCCTGCGCGCAGCCGGAGAGAGCCCGAATCGGTGGCGGGCCGTAGTCAAGAACCCAGTCGAAATCGGGGGCGCAAAAGTCTTCTGGGGCACCGCCAAGGACCGCGGCAACGTAGCGCTTTATCCGATCTTCGACTGGAACTTCCACGACGTCTGGAAGTACATCTGGCAGGAAAAGCTCCGATACTCTCGGATCTACGACTTCCAGCACAAGAAGGGCTACCCGATCACGGAGATGCGCGTGTCCTCGCTCATCCACGAGCGCAGCTTCAAGAGCATCACCGATCTGCCCGAGTTTGAGCCAAAGACGTACGCCCGCCTCCAGAAGCGGATCAAGGGGATCGCGCTCGCGCAGGAGACCGCGAAAAGCGCCAAATTGTTTGCCTGCCGGAAGCTCCCGCGGCAGTGGAAGTCGTGGCGGTCCTACCGGGACCACCTGCTCGCGACGCACCCCGATCCGAAGGCGCAGGCCATCTTCCGCGATCGGTTTGCGCGGCACCTGGACAACGAATACGTGGCCAGGCAGCAGTGCCGACAGCTCGTCTGCAACGACTACGAGAACAACCTCTCCGTCAACAACAAGCCCGACCCCCGCGACGAACTCATCGCCTACTACGAGGAGACCCTGTGATGCGTAGCATTGACACGATCGAGCAGTTTCACGAGGCGCGTGCGGCAATGGAGCCCGTCTACATCACAAGCCGGACGCACGGCAGGGTCGAAGTGCCGTGCATGAACACGATGCTCGTGCGGCTCGAGCTTGTCCTCGAGAACCTGTACAATCCGAATAGCGTGCCGCCCGACAAGATGGCTCTGCTCCAGCAGAGCATCCTCGACAATGGGGTGTGCTTCCCCGTGGTGACGATCTGGGACGACGAACAGCAGCGGTTTGTGGTCATCGACGGCGCGCACAGACGCATGATCCATGGCTCGGACTGGCTCGACTGCGACTACATCCCGCTTGTGGTACTGTCGCACGGCATGTCGAAGCGGCTCGCCGCGACGTGGCAGTTCAACAAGGCTCGCGGCGTCCACCAGGTCGACCTCGACGCGGACCTCATCCGCAGGCTCGCGGGGCAGGACCTCACCGACGAGCAGATCGCCGAGAAGCTCGGAATCGACGTTGACACGGTGTTCCGGTACCGACAGGTAGCCGGGATTGCCGAGGTCATCGGCGCCAAGGCCGAGTGGTCCATGGCATGGGAGATGGTAGAGGATTGAAGCTCGTTGGTCACTGCGACGCGTGCCAGCTCGTGGTGACCGAGCTCGACGACGCCACGCCATGCGACGGCATGCAGCTGCCGCTGCCAGGCTTTGGGCGCACGTGCTCGAGGTGTTTGCGGTGGCTGCGCGTGGTGTATGTGTCGCCAGTGGCTTCGCCTCACGCATGCGGCAAGCGCTGCAAGGCAGCCGCGTGCAACATCTGCCGGTGCGTGT